CAATTTTTACTATAAGGGGTTACAAAAGCATAAATGAGCAGGTATGGAAGTATCCCCTGGGAAGAAGGCAAGGCACTTGAGAAGCTTATCAGGATGTCGTTTGTCTATCTCATCAATAACTTTCACAAACTCAAGCCGGACAAGAAGCTTTACGTTGCCATAAAGATAGCTGAGAGGCGCATTCCGACAGACGTGAAGTACTCAGGCAGAGTGGAAATAGACCTAAACATACTAAGTGAGCATGTCCTTAACCCTGACGGACGAAAAGAAAACCGCCTTAATTAACGAGTTTCTCCAGAACCCCGAATCGTTCTGCACGAATCTCTTTCATGCAAGACTTTGGTCAAAACAGATTGAGGTCTTGAAATCTCTGCGCGATAATAAATACACCGCTGTCAAATCAGGAAACACCGTTGGCAAATCTTTTTTAGCCGCCTTATCAACCTTGTGGTTTATAATGACCCACCGGCCGTCAAAAGTTATCACCACAGCGCCCACGTTCACCCAGGTCGAGGACATCCTCTGGAAAGAGATAGCCTCACTTTATCATAAATCAGTTTACCCGCTCGGCGGAAGTCTGCTCAAAACAAATCTGACTATGACTGACGAGACTTTCGCTATGGGTATCTCAACTAATGAAGTTTACAGATTCCAAGGATTTCATTCTCCTTTTTTGCTCGTGATAATCGACGAGGCAGCAGGTGTGCCACCGGAGATTTGGGAGGCCATCGAGTCCCTGCATCCTTACCGTGTGCTAGCAATCGGGAACCCCAATGAGGTTTCTGGCTCATTCTATGAATGTTTCAGGTCGAGTCTTTGGAATAAAATCTCAATTTCATGTGAAGAGTGCTGTGGATGGCAAAGGGGCAACGGCAGAATCAAAGGGCTGGTAACGGATGAATGGATTGGTGAGAGGTCTGAAGAATGGGGTTGCAAATCTCCGCAGTTTCAGATTCATGTGTTGGGTGAGTTCCCAGAGCAAGGGCCAAACACTTTAATCAACCGGAGTTATGTTGAGAGGGCTAGGAAGGGGCTAGATGGCGACAACAAACCCCTAGAGGACGAAGCCGAGGAAGATGCCACCAGGATTATATCTTGTGATGTGGCTACGAAGCATGGTGACAATGAGACGGTTGTAGGATATCGTTACGGGCATACCTTCAAGTCAATCAAGGGCCACAAGCACTGGCTCATCACCGACACCACCGAGAAGCTGACAGGCGAGACGCTTGTCAAGAAAGCAAATTGCGTTGTGGTCGATGCGGACGGCGTAGGAGAGGGGTTGAGCGACGCCCTGTTCGCCAAGCGCGTTCCAGTTATTGAGTTTCACGGGGGCTATGGGCAGAAGGCAATGGATTCCACTAAATTCAGGAATCTGCGCTCTCAGTTTTACTGGATAGTAGCTAAGAAGTTTGAGAAAGGCTTTTACAATCTGAGGCATCTAGAACAATATCAATATGAGATTCTTAAAAATCAGCTTTGCTCAATCAAAGTAAAGCCGCCTGACGCAAACGGGCGGATTCAAGTAGAGACGAAAGAGGATATGCAGAGTAGGGGGATTAAGAGTCCGGACTACGCCGATGCATTTTGTTTGGCAGAATTTGGTTTTTATATGAATAAGGTAGCAGATGTGGGTGCATACGCCTATACGTAAAGGAGCATTATGAAATCAGTCTTAATTATATTCGGGATCATGTTGTTGCTCTCAATCCTGGCCTCAATGGTTTATGCCTATTGCCAAGTCGACTTGTCTTGTGTACCAAACTGCATGAGTGCTGGGTATAGCTATGATGAGTGCCGGATGTACTGTCAAGTGTGTTCGTAGAGAGGGCTAGGGAGATTTTGCAAATGACAAGAGCCGTACCGTGAGCAAGGCCGGGGGCTTGGCGGGCATGCAGTTTCAGAAAAAGTCTTTTTCCGTCCCAATGGGCGACGTTGGGGAAGATGTGGTTAGGAATATCATGTCTGACGAGGATAGGGAACGGCTGGCAACCGATGAAGGCAAGCTTGGGAATGATGTAATTGCTACCCGTAAGAAACGCCATGTTCTCCCATTCGGGGATAGGATACTCGTTAGACGCAGGAAGATAGGCGGCACGATAGGCTCTGGCCTTTTGGTTTCCGCCGATGAGACCAAGGAGAGGGATACCGAGATAGCTGATGTTATCTTTATCCCAGAGCATTCATTCACAGACAGTGAGCTTATCAAAAACTCCGAGATGATAGCCAAGGCACTTTCGGCAAAGGCACAAGGCGGGGACTCCGATGCTCTTAATGCCCTTTTGAAATTTAACGAGTTTCTAAAGATTAAGTCCATTCAGCCAGGTGATGTGGTTTTAATCTCAAAGTATGTAGGTATAACCTTCTACACGTCTGATGACATCGATGGGCTGACAATGCTTTTAGGCAATGATGTTATAGGTCTGGTTTGTGAGGAAGGTGTAAAATGAGCGACATAATAGTCCCGGAAAACGGGAAGGAAACTGGAGAAAAGCCTAAAGTCACGGAACAATTACTCTTCCGAGCCATTATGAAAGAAGGCCAGATAAATATTTCAATCGGTGTCGATACCCAGTTGAGGGATATATCTCACGCCTTAAGGATTTTAGGGCTTATGCTCGATAGCAAGATTTCCATACAACAGATGCAGAAAAATACCTCAGCTATCAAGCCGATTAGTGGGATAATCGGAAACCTTAGGAGAGGGTTTATAAGATAATGGTAAAAAAGTCCAAGAAAAGAATACCTGACAGCGAGATAATCAAGGAACTTGATAAAGTGCAAGAGAAGGCATTTCTGAAGTCCATCAAGGCAAGGCGCAAAGACTTCCTTGTGAAGTTGACTCTCATCGAGAAGGATAGGATAGCTAAGTATATCTGCGACAGACATGATGAGTCAAAAGGCAAACACAAGGAGCTCTGTGACAGGCTCGATGAGTACGACTCAGTCTATCGGATGGAGAGGACTAAGACCGCGGGTGACGATGGCTCTTCACCGAATTACCGAACCCCCCTGTCGACTGTAGCCCTTGAGGTTACTCATGCACAAACGATGAATGTTATTTTTAGCCCTAAGGAAGTGATGAGGGTCATCCCTACGGAACAGCATGACGTAAAAAAGGTCAAGAAGCTTTCAATCTTTGGCAATTGGTCGATGGAAAACGAGGTACACCTCTTTGAAAAGGCTGATAGGCTTTTCCACTCCTCAGACAAGAATGGTGAATGTCCATTTATAGTACACTGGGTGAAGGAGTATGGCACCAATATCAAGCGTGAAATGTTGATTGACCCGGCCAATCCCGGCCAGGTTTTGTATGACCCAGACACCAAGGAGCCATTGTACCAAGAGAGGGAAGAAAACATTTTACTATACAACGCCCCAAAGCTTGAGATTCTCTCTCGAAAGGACTACATGCAACCGCTTAATGCCAGGATGGATTCTAAGCCAGATTGGGAGATTGTGAAACTTAGAAAGACCTATGATTGGTTTCTGAGGGAGCAACTTGAGGGCAAAATCTATGATAACACCATCGAGGAGATTACTGATTGGAATTCTGCTTCCTATAATGCCATAACCGGCACGTTTGATTACTTGGGCGGGTTTGTACCCGTTGGAGCCTACGAGAAGGAGTTTATCTTCTTCTATGGCAGAATGAGAATAAATGTGGTGAAAGAGGGTAAGGCGGACTTTCCTGATGACGAGTTTGAGGAGCTTGAGGATGAATTTATAGGGATGGTTCATTATGACACCCAGACCCTATGCGCTCTCCGCAAGAACAAGTTCCCGCTGAAAATGAGGCCGGTGGACGTTGACTACTTCATGCCGAATGACGAAGGCAGGAGAGAGGCTATCGGCATCATGGAGTTCATGAAGGATTTGCAAAAGGCCGAGGATGCATTGTTCAATCAGTTTATCAGAGGTGTGGTATGGGCCAACTCCCCCCCCGGGTTCTTTACGCCGACAGGGAACATGAGAGACGAGCCCATAAAGGCTCAGGCGGGCTATCTCTATCCGACAGCCTCGGCCAAGGATGTTTCTTTCATGAAAATCCCCCATCCAGATGCCACGATTCAAGAAGCAATGGAGAGAGTCGAAAGATGGGCGCAGCTTCTTTTCGGAATTTCCGACTATACATCAGGGGTGGAATCCTCGATAGACCCGACAGCGCCGGCAAGGAAAGCCGAGATAGTGGTGGCACAAGGTAATGTGAGATTTAACTTGATTCTCAAAAGAAAGTTAGTTACACTTAAAAATATTTTTTTGAGGTGGTATCTTTTGTACCGCGAGAACATCCCGCCCAATAAGTTCATGAGGATTGCAGGCGAGGTTCCCAATGACTGGGTTTTTGAGAAGATATCCTCTGATGACTTTGCATTGTCAGGGCTTCCAGATTTCGAATTAACTGGGAACATCCTAAACGCGAATAAAACCCTTGAGGCAGCCAAAGCGGCAGTCATCTATGATAGGATGATAGCCAATCCATTCTTCAGCCCACAGACAGTGCAGGGGTTGACTGCTTTAAACGGCTTGACCAAGTGGTGGCTAGATAAGATGGATGAGACTGGGATATCGAGACTAATACCGAGCTCCATAGGCGAGCAAGTTTACACACCAGAGGAAGAAAATGCCAGATTTTTACAGGGGGACTTTGGTGAGCCGACACAAGGCGAAGACCACGTGCACCACATTAAGATTCACAGCTCGATGGCTAATGACCCGAACACACCGATAACCATAAGACAGAAGATTCAGGAGCATGTCTTAAAACACATCAAGATAATGAATGAGTTGATTACAATGCAGTTGATGGCACAGGAGACCGGGGTGATGGGGATGCCTGGGATGCCTTCGCAAGACTTACCACAAGGAGCACCAAATGGACAGGGATATACAGGAGCGGTGGACGAGGCTGCAAGCGTTCTTCGAGAGTGAGCCTTGGGAAGACCTCAAGGCTGAAATTTCACGCTGTCTTGATAACGCTGACATGAATCTCAAAAGTCAGGATTGCTCTGATAGGTCTTATTTTGCGGGGAAATGCTCCGGGATACAGGAAATCTTGGGCCTCAAGAACAAGTGCCGGGTTAAAGCGAGTTTGTGATGCCTTGGGATATAGACTCTGTCAACAAGCATCGGAAAGGTTTGACTCTTGGACAAAAGAAAAAATGGGTCAGGATAGCAAACGGATTTTTAAGGAGATGCCTTGCCAAAGGCAGGGGCGGTTGTGAGGCCTCGGCGATAAGCATTGCCAACTCAAGATTCAAGAGCAAGAGGATGAGATAGTGTACTCTGAAAAAGTCGAGTGGTATGGCGAATTCATCAAGAATGAGCTTCAGAAGCTTGTCGACAATTCCGTTACCGGCAATTATTTATTTACAATGCATATAAAAGAAGGCGGGTTGACGGGGGTAGTTTGTGGCATGAACAAGTCGGTGAGGATGCCTAAGGATTGAAATTTTTTAACAGGAGGCTAATTTTAGAAATTGAAAAGGAGGTAACTAATGCCTGGCAAATCAATGTCCCTGAGGAAAGGGATGCTTTATAGCAAGAAGCCGAAGATGGGTATGTGCGATATGAACCCGCACAAGGTAGTTTCGCAGGGGGGCGGGAGTAAGAGGCATAATGTATCAAAGAAAGGAGGATACTAATGCCGCAAATAATCGCAAGTAATATTGATAGGACAATCACAAAGGACTTAATGGGAGGCGTTCTGATTGAAAAAGACAAAGACAAAGACTACGTCTATATCCGTAGAGACAGAATTGACTTGAAGAAAAAAGAGGGGTTTTCCGTTGTCAAGGACAACCCGCAGATAGACGTGGTTTTGATGGCCAGGAATAGGAAAGAATCTTTAGCTGTTAAGGCAATTAAAATATTTAAAGGGAAAGGATAACCAAATGCCGCCAGAACAATCAACGTTCACGGACGAGGAAATAGTAGCAAAGGAAACCAGGCTTGATGAGCTTCATGAGAAGGATGCCAAAACCGAGGCCGAGAAAGAGGAGATTAGGTCTCTTAAAATCGAGGTCAAGGAAGCCCGTAGAATTAAGCTTGCCGAGATAGCCAACGACGCCAAGCTCTCGAAGTTCAAGGCTGAAGAGGCGAGGAGAGAGGCCGAAGCCATAAAGACCGAAAAAGAGGAGCTA